ATTCTTCTTAAGCCATTGTAATCTACTTGGCTCCTTAACTTCATTTTTTAATACTAAAGGTTTTTTTCTTTTCATTTGTAAAATCCGTTAAAAACCCAATTAATGAACCTATCCCATTTTCTTTTAATCCATTTAATCATTTTTTTTCTCCTCAATTTCGTAGAAAAAATTATCAGTGTCTTCTGTTTTCCATTGACCTGTATCTTCTACATTCCATTCACTTGTTTGTACCTTCCAATCAGGAATTGTATCCTTAACTGTAAACGAAGGTAGGTCCCATATACATCTATTGTTTGGCTGAGCCGCATAGTTCCCATCGTCAAGGGCTATGATGTGCGCACACTTATGTTCGTGCGGAATTTCCGAATGATCGGCGTCTAGCATATTAACATCTGGGTGTGCCCAGTCAATAGTAAATAAGTATTTACCATGATGCCACTTTTTATCTTTACCTATATATTTGCCTGAGGCGGCGCTTAGAACATCCCAACGATTAACAGCAGGATGATAAGAAAAAGAATTCCAAAGTTGTAGTTCATCAAGTCTTTTAATGGGAACAGCTTCGGGTTTAAAACCACGTTGAATAAAAGCCGTAATTGGCAGACGATAAAAGATTGCACCATTTTCCATAATGCAATGAAATAAGATTGCACGG